CCGGAACAGGTGAAATACGATGCAGATGCGCGGGCGTTTGTCCCGCTCGGCCCGGAGGATATCACCCCGGCAAAGCAAAAAGAGCTGGATGCCCAACAGAAGGCGCAGGAGATCGCGGACCGATTGCCCGATTGGGCGGCGGTTGAAAATGCGGTGAATAATATTTCCAGCCTGGCGGAAGCGAAGGCTTATCTTTTGAAATTAAGCCGTATTGTTTACTGGCTCGCAAAGGGTCGGCCGGACTAAGGAGGTAATAATGGTTTACGATCCGTTTAAACAAAAAAACCCGGACCCAAAGAAGCCAGACCCAATGCCACGGATTGTGCCGGATAATTATAAACCGGTCCCGAAGTATGGCGGCGCGCCGGATTACGATCCCAGGCCTAAAAAAGGCGGCGGCGGTGGTGGCGGCGGTGGTGGCGGCGGCGATGGGTACGAAGGGGAGCTGGGGGCCCTGGAGGATCTTTTCCAGCCGGATAAGTACCCGTCCAGCTCCAGCTACTCCGGGCTGCCGCCTGAGTGGCGCGACAAGCTGGCCGGGGAGATCACGCCGCTTTTGATCGAGTACGCCAAGGGGCTGCCCGGCGTGATCGACGAGTACGAGCAGGGGGCCCTGGACGACCTGAGCGTGTTTTCCAAGCTGGCGGCGCGGACGTACCGGAACCAGGCCCAGGAGGCCCTCAACCAGGCGATGCCGGACATTTTAAACCAGCTGGCGCAGCGGAACGTCCTGCAAAGCTCCCTGGCCGGCGACGCGATCGCCAAGACGGCGGCTCAGATCATCCCGACGTACTCCAACAAGGCATACGAGGCGGCCATGGCGGAAACGCAGAAGCGCCAGGACATCTTGGGCAAGGCGTTCGAGTCCCGGTTCGCGTACCCGACCATATTATCTGCTGTTACCGCGCTCACCAATTATTCGACGAGCGAGTACAGCAACCCGCTGGCGCCCTACGAGCTGCTGGCGAGTTTTATTGCAACCTATTAAGGAGGTAAAAGACTATGGAATCCATTTTCGACGAAATGAACCGACGTTATGGCCGCGGGGTCTCGCCTTACGATCCTTTCAAACAACCGTACTCAGACCCCACCAGGCCGGACCCCATGCCGCGGATACGGCCAGAACCTGCGCCGGACGCAGATCCGGGGAGCCTAATGCCGTATGGCCCGGGGCATAGAAGGGGCTACCCGGAAGGCGTGGACCCCTCTGCGCCGGTGGAGCCTGGGAGGGATATGCCGTCCCCGGGAGGGCCGCCCTCGGGGGGATATACCGGCGGCTCGGGGGGGACCGGTGGTTCGCTCCAGCCAAGGGGCAATTTCAACCCGCAGGGCCCGTTCAAGACGAATATGCCCGGGCCGCCGCAGGGGGGCAGCTTTCCCGAGGGCGGCGGAGCGCCCCAGCAGCGCAACATGATGCCGGGGGACCCGCTGGCCGGCTACCAGGACAATGCCGCTTTCAAGTGGGCGGACGATTATTTCATGAGCAACTACGGGAAGACCCTGCCGCAGTTCATGGACACCAGCGTGGACGCCAACGGCGCGTTCCCGGCCCCGGTGATCGACGAGGTTTACCAGGTCGTTTCACAGTACGACCAGCGGCTGGCGGAGGCGCTGAAGCAGACTATGGAGCAGTGGAACCAATCAAGGAGGTAACGCCATGAGTGGATGGGCAATCGCCGCTCAGATCATCGCCACGGCCCTTTCGACGGCCCTGGATTGGGAGGGCAAGCGCAAGGCCGCGTCCGAGGCCGAGGATATGCCGCAGTGGCTGTCTGCCTTCTGGGATGATTTCCTTTATAGCTGGTACGGCCTGGGCCCGTGGAAGGGCCACGATATGCGGGCGGCCATCTATGAGGACATCGAGTACCAGAAGCAAGCCTACGGGCGGTTCACCGGGGAGACCCAGAAATACACCGACGAGTACCGGGGCGAGCTGGAGGACCTGAAAAACACCTACACCAACCGGCCCTACACGTTCAATTTTCGGATCCTGGGGCAGAACGTCAAGAATATCCCGAAGCGATCGCTGATGACCATCTCAACGCTGTCCGACCTGGCCAAGGAGCGATACGGCGCCGGGATGGCCCAGGCCGGCCTCAAGGCCAAGGGCGATTTGTATTTCACGCCGAACCGGGGCCAGCAGGAGTACATGAAGCAGATGCAGGAGATACTCAAATCGCTGTTCGGCTACTGGAACCAGCAGAAGAAGGACAAACCCAATGTTTGGGATTCGACCAAAAAGGCCACGAATTTCTGGGACTTGTTCGGGAATATGTTCGGGTCCATGGGCGGCGGCGGCAGTGGTGGCGGCGGCTTCGGCGGCTTCGGCGGCAGCGGCGGTGCCGGGACCGGTGCCGGCGGTTCGGCCGGTTTTTAAGGAGGAAAACATGGGATTTCCAGTGGAAGCGTTTCAGGCCGACAACCAGAGCATCGTGGAGCTGAGCAACTGGTTCAAGGCTAAGAAGATGGACCGGGTGGCCCGGAAGTTCATGGCGGAAAAGCGGGATTGGAACGCGGAGAGTCTCCGGGATTTCGCGCAGAAGAACAATCTGTCCCTGGAGGAAATGCGGGACATGATCTTGCTAGTCAAGTCGTTCCGGTCGATTGCGGACCGTTCGGACCCTGGGTTCGGTCCGCTCCAGAGCGATCCGCGCATCGGTATATACCAGGAGAACCAAAAGACCGGCGAGATCAAGGTGATCGTGCCGGCCAAGGAGCCCAAGGCGGGCAAAACGGCGTGGCTCAAGGCCAAGGCCGGGCCGGGGGCTCCTCAGCAATACCCCGAGGAGGAGGCGGCCCGGCTGATACAGGAAAACCCGAACCTTTACGAAGCCGTGGAAAGCCCGTTGAAGCCCAAGGCGCCGGAACAGTGGAAACCGATGACCAAAGAGGAACAGCTGGCCTTTGCGAAAGAAAAAGCGCGTGCGACCCGGGCGCCGGAGAAGCCGCTGGACGTGCGGGTTCGCGAAAAGAAGGCCCTGACACGGGCGCAAAAGGAAGTGGAGTCCGAGTTCAAGGACGAAGACCTCCAGGCCGAGCAGGCCATCTACGACGACATCGTGAGCCTGTTCCGGGGCGCGTTTGACAGCTCCACGCCACAGGGCCAGAACCGGATCGCCAAGGCCCAGAAGTACGCCGTTGACGAGTGGAAGCAAACCGGGGACCGGGCCCAGGCGATTTTAAACGCTTACATGAAAACCATGAGCGAGGAGAAAGCCTCAGAGCTCGATGAACCGCCGGGTAAAGCGTTTTTCGGCATGAACAAGTCCGCGGCAAAGAATTGGGCCAAGCGGGCCAAATCCGCCGGGTACGACGCCGCTCAAATCAAGGAGGCCCTGGTGGGTGCTGGCTGGGACGACGGCGAAGCGGAAAAAATCATAAAGGAAGCCGGGATCCCGGCGTCGGAGACCAGCGGCTTGGGTATGGAAAGCCCGTCACCGAAGGGCGAGCGGAAGGTGGTTCGCACCGGCACCCACAAGGGCCGGAAAGTGGTGCAGTACAGCGACGGGAGTATTGAATATGCCGATTAACCCCGCAGAGGTGGTATGGGACGACGAGCGGGAGGAGATTGATCCTTCCGCCGTGGTTTGGGACGACGAAAAACCGACAACGGGGACCGGGACGACGGAGGTCTCCCCGCAGGAAACGCCCCCGCCCCAATACCCCAGCGTGGACACCATGGCCGCCGGGCCGTCAATGGGGTTCGTTGATCAGGGTCCGCCCCAGGAACCTGACTACCGCATGGTGACCGAATCCGCGATGGCCCGGATGCAGCAGGAACTGGAAAGGCTCGAACAGGAACAGGCGCAAAGGGCGATGGCCGCCCTCAAGGGTCCTTCCCGGGAACCCGCCGCCCCCGGTTTGGATATCTTCCCGGAACGCGTCACGGAAGAACCCGTGATGCCGGAGCAACCCGGATCCGGGCTTGCAAAGCTGAACGAGCAGATTGCAGAGATGACCCGGGAGATCGCCCGGCGCAAGCAATTTATTGAATTTCAGCGAAAAACAGGAAGGTCCGACGAGGACATCTACCAGGAGCTGTTCGGGGAGACCGAGCCGTGGGTTGACCCGACCATCGCGGCGTCTGCCGGGTTCGGCGCCGGTGGTAAAATCGGGCTGTCTTCGGCAAGGGCCGCCGGGAAGGGCATCGCTCGCCAGATTGGCACGGGCCTTGGAAGGGGAGCCCTGGCCGCCGGGATCGACGTCCTGGGAGAAACAGTGACGGGTGCCGGGGCGGAAGCCCTGGAGGCGAAACACCCGGAGGCGGCGCTCTTGGTGGCCGTGGGCGGCGGGTTGTTATCTGGCTTGACGGTGGAAAGCCTGGCGGAAAGAAAGATACTGGATGCGGTACGAAGGGCGGCCCGGAAGTTCCCCGGACTGGCAAGGAAAAACCTGCCGGCGGACTTGATGAAAAAATGGAAAATCCAGCAAGAGGGGGTGATCCCAGATGCCGAAGGCTTACGAGCGGATGAGGGACAAATTCAAGGACCAAGGGCTTTCCGACCGGAAGGCCAAGGAGAAGGCGGCCCGGATCTACAACTCCAACCGGAAAAAGGGCCAGCGGCCGGTATCCCGGAAGCACGGTTAAAGATCCCGGAGGCCGAGGTCGAGTGGGACCAGGACGTCGCCCATAAGTTCATAAAGCCCACCGAGGGCTCGATTGAAGTGGACATCGACGACCTGGAAGTCCTGGAAAGGCCCAAGGCGAAAATCGAAAAGGCCCGGCGCCTCATGGATGCGGCGGAGGCCGGGACGGGTGAGAAGCGCGCACCTATTCGGGTGTATCGCCGCCCGGACGACAAGCTGGTAGTGCTAGACGGAAACGCCACGACAACCGAGCTGATCCGCCGTGGCGCCAAGAAGGCGATCGTCGAGGAGGAAAAAACCCTCCGGCAAAAGATCAAGACCATCGACGATCTATACAAGATAGCCGACGAAGTGGCAGAGGAGCATGAAAGCGTTACCAGGCGGATTGCAAACGAATTCGGGGGGACACCCCGGTTCCGGCCCAAAGAGATCGGCCGGCTGAAATCCAAAAAGCGGACGATTCAAAAGGCGTCGAACGAATATCAAGGAGATGCATCGCGAATCAAGGACCTGCTGGCGTCAACGGTGACCTTTAAAGACAAGGACGAGGTGCTCCGGGCGTTTCGGCGGATCAAGGGAAAGTATCCCGTTGTGTCTTTCGCCAACCGCTTCGACAGCCCTGCCGACGGTTACCGGGACATCAGCATGAACGTTAAGCTGTCCAACGGGCATATCTCCGAGATCCAGCTGACCACCGACAGGCTATTTGATGCCAAGATGGGGCTTGGCCATAAGATATACGAGGCGATCCGAAGTGTTGACGGCGATATTTTAAAGACGGAAGACAAGACCGCCCGGGAGGGACTCCAGGGCTTGCGGAGCGAGTTAAGGGAATTGAACCGCGCTTTTTACGACGCGGCGTACTATGCGGACGCGCCGGCGATGCGGAGTGCGGCTTCTTTGGATATGGGGAAGGAATTTAGCATGATCCGGGCCCTGGCGTCGGACGACCGAATCTCGAACCGCTTGTCGCCTTCGAGCCGGAAAATCTTGTCCGCGCTTTCGTCGTGGACGAAAACGTTGTCGGCCTCTTTGAGTAAGAAAACTTCTGACATCGGTAAACCTCCTGCAAGCACTGGGAACATAACACCTCTTAAAAAGGATGTCAAGGGAAAAATGCAGGCCGGGGCCCCGACCCGTGTTTATTCCCCCAGGAACCCGGACGGCATCCCGGCGAAATACGCCTTGGTGGAGGCCGAGGACGTGGTTGCATCCCACGACCCCATGAGCTTTGCGAAGCGCCCGGATTATCCTCAGGGCTTCCAGGAACGCACCTATCACCTGGACAAGGCGGAGCAATACAAGGTGATCCAGTGGGCCAAAAAGATCAATCCCGACTACCTGCTGACAAATAATCCGGATGCGGTGAACGGCCCGCCCGTGGTAACCCCGAAGATGCTGGCGGCCGGCGGAAACGCCCGGACCATGCTGATCCAGAGGGCCTACACGGAGGGAGCCGCCGACAATTACCGGAAGGCGCTGGTCGACCGTGCCGGTCAGTTCGGCATCGACCGTGAGGCGGTCAAGAAAATGAAGTCCCCCATGCTGATCCGTCTCATGGACGAGGACGTGGAAGGACAAAAGGCGCTGTCCCGGTTGTCCTCTGAACTCAACAAGGCCATGACCCAGGAGATGGGCGAATCCGCCCGGGCGGCGTCCATGGGGAAAAACGTGTCTCCGCGCACCCTGGAGTATATCGGGGACATATTGACAGGATCCGACAAGACCCTGCGCGAATACCTGGCCCGGCCGGATGCAACGCGGCTGATCGACCGGCTCGTGGACGACGGCGCGATTGCACGATCCGAGACTAACCGCTACGTCAACCAAAAATACGGCGTTTTGAACGAAGACGGCAAGCGCATGATCGAGCGGACGATTATCGGGTCTGTGATTGACGACCCGGACCTGCTGGAAGTGGCCCCGAGGACGGTTATAAATAAGGTAGCGGCTACCCTGACGCCCATCTCCCGGATCAAGGCGCGGGGGGAACAGTGGGACATTACGCCGAAGATTAAAAGCGCCACAGAGTTGCTCGTGGAGATCAAGGCCGGCCGGTTTGATTCCATTGAGCAATACCTGGCCCAGCGCGGCCTATTCGGTGAGGACGCCAAAAAAGCGGACATGGAGACCGTGACCCTTGCCAAGTGGCTCGAAGGGAAAAGCCAGCGCGCCTTTTCCGACGCCCTCAAGGCATTTGCCTCCGACGCGGCCTCGGACGTGAAAAACCAGATCAAGATGTTCGAGGTCAAGGGAAAGGATGAGGCGTTCCGGGACGCCTTTGTCGAGCCCCTTGCAAAAACGCAAAAAGGGGACTATACTTACCACAAAGGAGTCACCCATCTTGTCAAAGAACCGCCGCAACAACTCCAGCTTGACCTTAAATTCGAGACGGAAGGGAAAGGTCATTCCGTTGCCGCTTTATCCCAGCCCCATATCACGACAAGAGAGACTGGGCACCTACACGCCTCAGGCACCGTACGCAACACATCCGACGCCGCAAGTCTCGTCAGACACCTCAGAAAGTCCGCCCAAGAGCAATTCTACATCATCGCCACGGACGACAAAGGAAAGATCTTAGAGGTCCACCGCTACTCGAAGGGGACCTCCGGCGAAGCATCCGTGGCGCCCTTTGAGACCGCCGGCCATGTATTGAATATCCCCGGCGCCAAGAAAGTCTATTTTATTCATAACCATCCAAGCGGCAACCCGGCCCCGTCCATCGACGATATCACCCTGGCGGACACCCTTGACCAGATCCTGGCGTTTAAGGGTATTGATTCCGACCATGTCATCATCGCTGGGAACAAATACGCCGCCCTGGCACCATCCGTGGGCGCCCCGGCGGACCTAAAAAAAGCGGCCGGGCCTGGCGTTAAAAAGCGGGTTCCCATCGTGGAGCGGTATTTTAAAGACGTCCCGGAGCCGGAAGGGGCCCTGACAAACCCTTATGAAGGTGTTAAGTATGTGCGAGAGCACCTGTCCGGCAAGACCGGCATCGTTTTGCTGAATATCAAAAACAAGCCGATTGGATACATTGACTATATCCCCGGGAGCGAATCGAAGGCGTTCACGGCCAGGTTGATCCAGAAAGCAGAACAGGCCGGCGCCCGGGGCGCCATATTCGTATCGAGTGACGAAGTCTCCCCCGCCCGGCTTGACTATATAAAGAAACTCGTTGATTTTTCACGGAGCGATATCACGTTTCAGGACATTATTTATAAGGCCAAGGACGGGGGTTATATATCCATGGCGGATCAAGGCAGCCTCCCCAAGTCTTCGGCCATGCCTGGGGCGCGGAAAAAGGCCGCCCGGGAGTTAAGGGAATACGGCACCCTCCGATTCCCCACCGGCACCGCTGTCGGGGCCGCTGTCGGCGGTGCTACCGGTATTGACTGGGAGAACCCGGAACGCTCCGACCTCAAGAAAGTCCTCATCGGTGCCATGGCCGGCACCGCCGCCGGCGCCGCCCTGAAACCCGCCGGGCGCCTGGCCCGGAAGATCGCCAACGCCTGGGACCAGGGGTTCGCCTCCCCGTTTCTGGACAAGGCCAAGCAGTACGTCAACCACCGGATTGTCAATGAAGAAGCCCGGTACTGGCTCGGCCTGGACCGGGACAAAGACTTCGGTGACCTGATGCGCGAATTTCAACGGGCATCGGAAACCGAGTGGCAAAAGGCCGTGGAACTCGGTAAAGAGCTGGAGAAACTGGCCCCCACCAAGCTGGAGCAAAAGCGCCTGATGCAGGTGATGAAAGGGTCCACCACGGCATCCCCCGAGCTGCAAAAAAAAGCCGAGCGGGTCCGGGAGATATTTACCGAACTCCGGGAGGACATGAAAAAGCACGACATTCTCAGATATTCCCGGTTCGACAAACTGACCCGGAGGCAACGCGCCGACTTGAACAAAAAGCTGACCATGGCTGTGCCGGACATCGAGGCCAAGACGGAAGCCTGGCGCAAGTACGCTTTCGGCATCGGCGTGGACGACATCCCGGCAAAGGCGGCGAAGGAAGAAATCCAGGAGCTGGCCTATCAAAAGTTCCGGGAGCTGCACCAGCGCCGGCGCAACTATTACCATTACGGCAGCGCCAAAGAGTATGCCCCGCTGTTTTACGACAAGCACGAAGGCTTAACCCCGAGTCAGCGCAAGATAGTCCGGGAGCAGCTGCGAGAGTTGAAGGTTCAAAGCCGGAAGGGGCACCCGGAGGGGATCCAGGAGATCGAGGAACAGATCGCCGTCCTGGAAATGATGCTCGGGAAGGGCAAGAGGGCGCGCGCCGAGGCCAGGGCCGGCCGGAAGGCCATGAGTCTGGGGTACGCCCACATGCGGGAGGACATCCCTTACGAGATCCGACGTCTCATGGGGGAGATCGAGACCGCACCTTATCCCATCGCCAAGGGGATCGGCGTGCAGAAGTCGGACGTCCTGAGGGCGAGGCTGTTCGAGGCGATTGCGAACCAACCGGAATGGACTATCGTGAAACGGCCGGGCGTTGATGTTCCCAAGAATTTTATCAAGGTGTCCGACGAACGGTTCGGGGCGCTGGACGGCAAATGGGTTAGAAAAGACGTCTGGAACGACCTGCGGGAGGTGCACGAGTGGCGAACCGGGGCAGGGAGGCTGTACGACAAGGCGCTGGGCACCTGGAAGGCGTGGAAGGTCATCTGGAACCCGGCGACCCATGCCCGGAACTTTATGAGCAACACCCTGCTCGCGTTTTACGGGGACGTGAACCCGGCGGACCTAAAGACTTACGGGAAGGCTGCCCGGGCCGTGGCCAGGGGAGAGGTGGATCCTTATTTCAGGGCCGCCAAGGAATGGGGCCTGTTCAACAATTCCTGGGTGACCAGCGAACTGCACCAGCTCAGGGACGAACTGGGAAAGCTGCGGGACGCCGGCAAACTGAAAGGCTGGATCCGCAAGGCCATGAGCCTGCCTGCCGAGCTGTACCAGGGAAACGAGCACCTTTTCAAGATGGCCGTATTCATCAAGGCCCGGGACGCCGGCATGAGCGTGGACGAGGCCGCCCGGAAGGCTGAAAAGTTCATTTTCAATTACGGAGACATCCCGCCCTGGGTGAAGCTGGCCAAGCGGTGGTGGAGCCCTTTTGTGGTCTTCACTTACAAGGCGCTGCCCATGGCCGCCGAGATGACCATCCGCAAGCCCTGGAAGACGGCCGCCGTGGTGGCCGCCATGTACGGGGCCGAGCGGTACGCGCAAATGGCCCTGGGGGAGACGGAGGCCCAGGCCGAGAAAGAACGCCGGCTCCTGGCGCCCTGGCAGCAGCAGAAGCTGGGCGTCGCGGCCGGGCCCTACGTCCACGTCAAGATGCCGTTCCAGGATAAATGGGGCAACGACCTGTACCTGGACATGGCATACATCCTGCCTTACGGGGACCTGGCCGAAAAGTGGGGGCAAAGCCCCTTGCCGCTCCGGGCGCTTTTACCCAACATGCCCACCTTGCAGTTGATCGCCGCGTTTCTTGCCAACCGGGATCCGTTCACCGGGAAGGACATCATCGACGAGACCCTCAAGGCGGAGCTGGAAGTGGACTTTGCCAGCGCCGCAGCGGAAATCCTGGGGACATACCTTGATTACACTTGGAAGGAGATTTCCCCGCCGCTGGCACCGGGGGGACATAATTTCAATAAACTCAAGACCGGGTTCGAGAACACGTTCCTGGGAAAGGACGTGCGCGATTGGGCGGACCGGCCAGTGGAATTTCAAACGGCGATGCTCAGTACGCTGCTGGGGATCAAGCTGGGCCCGGCCAATATGCAGAAGCTAAAGGAGTTCGAGATCAACACCCGGAAGCGGCTGACGCGCCGGATATCGGAAAAGCGCGGTCGGCTGACCCGGGAGTATATGCAGAAAAAGATCGACCGAAAGGAATACCGGAAAAAGATTGACGACCTCCAAAAGCTGCAACAGAAGCTGATGAGGGGCCGGCCGGACCTGTGAGCCGGCTAATTGTCCGCCATTGTCAGTATGAAATAAAAAAGCGCCTGATTTCAGACGCTTGACTATACCTAACTCCCGCCTCCCGAACGCTGTGCTCTACCAGACTGAGCCACTTCCCGACTGCGTTTGCTGCGATACCTGGCTAAGATTTTCGGTTTTTACATTGTCAAGCTCCAGGGCGGGGACGCGGTCCACCAGTTCCCGGGCCAGGTCGGGCGACGAGTGGGCATATACCCGCAGCGTGGTGTCCTCCCGGCTGTGGCCGGCGATACTCGAGACCGTCTTGAGGTCCCCCCGGGCCACCAGGGCCGTGATGGCGGCGTGCCGCAGGTCGTACATACGCAGCCGCCGTTGTATTTTTGCTCGCCTGAGCGTCGATTTCCAGGTGGTTTTCAATGATCCCACCCTCTGCCCTTTATTGTGGACGATCGGCCGAATTTGAGCGCCTGGATAAGCCGAATCGTCCGCTTCATACCATCTATTGAGATGCTCTGCAAGCTGTTTGTGCACCGGGATCCGCCGGACCCGAGGGCCCCCCTTGGCTGCGGACCGGACGGTCAAAATCCCGGTGTCCGGGTGATAGTCGTCCCATGTCAGCGCCAGCAACTCGGACCGCCCGGGCCGGATCCCGGTAAAATAGACCAGGAGGACCGCTCGCCGGAGCTGGGGGCTGGCGTGTGCCCATATCGCGGCGAGCTCCTCCAGGGACGGCGGGTCAATAATGGCGTCGTCCCGCCTGGGCTTCCGATAACCGGCCGCCCGGTTCTGGGATATAAACCGCCGATTGGCCGCCCAGTTCAACACCGCCTGGATGTCGGACAACTCCCGGGCCACCGTCACCCGCTTGACCCGTTGCAACCGGGTGGTGACGTAATGGTCCAGGGTGGACTCGTCGATGGTTTCGGCCATGAGGTGGCCGATCTCCGGGAGGATCACCTGGGAGAACTTCCACTCCCAATTACACATGGTGGATTCGGCCACCAAACCGGCTTTGGCATGGACGTAACGGTTCACCAGCTGGGTAAACGTTGGCCCCGACTTCGACCGGGAGCTGGTGGCCCGGATCGTCGCGTCGAACACCCTTGCCGCCTGTTCGGCCTCATTCCCCCGGCCGAAGTACCGCCACCGCTGCCGGCCACCTATATAATAGGATACGGCCCAGCGGCCGCCCGGCTTCTGGTGGACACTCACCGATCGTATTCCCAGCGGTCCGTCCAGGGATTCCAGCGGTTTTTGCCGCCGGGGCGCCGGTACTGCCATTCATCCTGCATGGGGTTGAAATTAATCTCAGCATCCGGGTGGACGTAGCGATGGCGGTCTTCCATGTGGTTCCACTTGTTCTTGTAATAGTCCGGCGCCACCTGCCACTCGTCGGCCATGGGGTTGTACCGGGGCCGGGAATTACCCGGAGCGTTTTCAATCCGGTCCTCCCAGATGTTCCACCTGAACACGTCCGTGCCGTCTGCCAGGGCAACGGCCGGGAGCATAACACATGATATGGCAAGTGCTATGGTGCTGATGGTCTTCATGGCGGCCCTCCTTTGTTGGTGGGGAACAAAATTATGTTACCCCGTTTTTTTCTTTTCACCTTCTCCGGGTTTTTCGGGGCTGTTTTTTTTAAAGTCCTTCTCCGCTAAAAACTGTTGGCACATATCCTCTAACTTCTGCACGCGTCTTAGTAGGTCCCTGAGAAGGTCCTCATGCACTCCCATAAAAACTCCTTCCTTCTGTTTTTCGTCCCCTCGACCCTCTTTTCCGAGGATCAGCCAGTTTAAATCCACTTTATCTGGAAACAGCTTCTTAATTTTATAAAGAACGTCTGACGGTGGGATTCTGTTGTTTTCATAGGTCATATATGTTGTGTAATTAATTGATAACAAGGAACAAATTGAGCTTGTATCTAATTTTAATATCCCATCCCTAAGAGTCCGAACCCTTTCACATATATCTTGAATTGGGATGTCAGATAAATCTTTCTTCATTTTAAATGCATTTTTTTCTTGACACGCTCTATTTTAAATGTATCCTACGCCCTAAAGTCCATATCAAAGGAGACTCAAACATGGGCGGGGCTTCCGTTGCGACACGAACGACAAGGGTATCTCTCCGGTACTCGGCGCAGAGAGACCTTGCCGGTCTCGTTTCGTGCGGGGCTGCCGAGGCACCCCGGACTACTTCAGACGCAACGGACACACCCCGCCCAAGAGTCCCCTTATCACACCGTAACAAAGGAGACAACCCCAAAATGGACCAGGTTCAACTTGCGATCGCTCAACTCAAGCTCCTGGGATTCCCGCTCGTGAACATCCGTAAGTCGCTGCACAAGCTCACGGGCATTACCCAGCCGGAAATCGCCCGGAGCCTCAAAGTGTCCCGGCAGACCATCACCAAGACCATCAACGGAGAGCGCACCAACCCGGATATACAAAACGCCATCGCCGCTATCTACGGCGTGGACGCAAAGGAGCTTTTCGATGATACCCAGCAGAGACCAAACCGAAACGATTAGCATCTCCATCCCCTCAGACCTTTTGCTTGACATCGACATCTACTGCGAGCGGTACGATTACACGAGAAGCAAATTCATCTCCCGCGCCGTGCGGAAATACCTGCTCCAAAAATTGGACTCACCAGCACTGTGGGCATTTATACATCAGCAGCGGGATGAGTCAAGTCAGTAACCACTATAAACTACTAGAAAATAATGAAACTAGAAGAACTCCCGAAGATATCCGAGATTGACGAGGCGCTTTGCGCGATTGACGAAGCGATAAAGGCGCTGCAGCTCCAGCGAAAGGCGCTGGCAGCGCGGCGCAAACCGTATATCGGCCGCGTGGAATCGTTTGTTAGTCCGCGCAAGGGTTGGAAAGGAGGACGTCATGGCCGAAGGAAAACCAATCCCGATTGACTTGGATAAGGAGCTGCCGTTCCGCACCCTGGAGCCCCACGAGTTAGAACCCTATTTCAGGAGATTGGCCGAGAGCGGCCAGATTACGCGGCGGGAGAGAAACTTGGAATTAGAGGATTACCTGGAGGCCGGGTTGTCCGCTCTAAAGCTGTTTGCTGTCTGCTTGGCGGGAATACTGCTGGGGGCGGTATTTGTGCTGGTGGTGTGGGGATAGAAGGAGAAAGGAGGGGAATAAGATGGGAGCGAAAGAAGTATTTAGAGGGCGATTTAAAGCGGGCGATCATGGGGCATCGTGGATCAATGCGGTGTACTTCTATGGTGATATGTCACAAGAACAGGCTGTTTCAAGATCAGGCTGGGAGCAGTTTTACTATGGACCCGGCCAGCCCTTCGGGAAGGAACCCTTGGTTTGGCAGGTTGGGAAGCGAACGCTGGTGACCCAACAGGTCGGATGGGATGTTTGATTTTCGGCCTTAATTAAGGAGGGATAAAACGCGAGAAAACATGGATGATTATTGTTATGGTTGCCGCCACTTAACCTCTCAATGGTTTGGTGACGGGTCAATCCAATATGGATGCAATCTTGTTCCAGGGCTGGTACTGGCGATAAATAGTGCGTTTGAGGACGACAAGCCTCAACGGTGCGATTGGTGCAGCGGGGTGTCAGCGCCGGGATGGTGTGTGGAGGGAAAACTCTCCTCCTGTTCGGATGGTTAAGCGGCTGACAACGTGTATAGCCAAGCCGAGGAAACCAGGAGAAGGGGCCGGGTGGGGAATCCGGCCTGCACCAATTATAAGGAGGAGAAATAGGCCATGAGTTTTACAGACGGAAAGCCACGAACAGCCACAATAGAGGATTGCCAGGCGCCGTGGGGCGGGAAGAAAGACGGCAGGCATTTTCGGTGTGGTTTTTGCGGAAGACATTTTAAGCCCGGTGATTACTGGCGATGGCAATATACTAACAACCTGAAAGAAGCACCGGGGAACCCGCTTGTTTGTAAATTCTGTGATGAAGGCCCAACAAACACAAGAAAAAAATGGGTAAAAAAATGGAAGGAATACAACTCTGATAAATGGTGGTGGTTCAGGAGATATGGCATACACCCAGATGATTAACAGTATTGACAGACAAAACCGATAAAGGAGGAGCAATGAGCAAAGAAGGTAGGGATGAATTAGAAGATAAATACAATAACATAGACTCCTCTGGGGAATACTATCCGATAAAGATTCATAGACAAACCGTGTTAGACTCTGAAGGGAGAGTGCTGTTTGTTATAAATGACAATGTGGCTTTCTATACTTGACCGGCCTGCACCAATTTTAAAAGGAGAAAGCAAAGTGAATCTGTACAGAGTAAAACTCAAAGGGATGCAATCAGCTGTGATGGGCATCTCCTATGGCGACTCCTTTGTCGTAGCTAGCGATCCAACCGAAGCCTATCAGAAAATCAGAAAGTATTTGGATGATGAAGACATCGGATTCATGTCAGACAGAGTGCTAGAAACGATAGAGTTTTTGGCGAGTGAAGATCCGCGCTGTAAGCGCGGTGTATTTCTGAGGGGGGTGCCATGCCAAGTTTAACGCTTGAGCTTGAAGTTTATTGCTCATGGATGAAGGTGTCGATGCTGGATGTGAAGATTGTGAGAGGGAGAAAGCAAAGTGAATCTATACAGATGTGAAAGGAGGGAGAAGCAATGAATGCAACCATCGAAGAAACTTTAAAAAGGAATGTCGGCTGCTCCGACTTGGGAGCGATCTGCGGCGTGGACCCGTATCGGAACGCCGGCGATGTCTTCGACAGGCTGATGGGCCTGGCCACCGTGGAACAAACGCCACAAATGGAGCGGGGGCACATGATGGAGGACACTATCGCAAGGAAGTACTCCATCGAAACTGGCCGGGCGGTTCAGAAGCATGGCGTCAAGTTCGTGCACCCGGCGCTGCCGTTCCTGGTTGGCCATATCGACCGGCGGCAGCTGCTGGATCAGAAACACCCGGGCGTGCTGGAGATCAAGAGCCGAAACTCACACATGATCCGAAAGATCAAGCGGGAGGGCCTGGACGGAAGCACTTTGCTGCAAATCCAGGGATACCTCCTGCTCACCGGGTACGACGTGAGCACGTTCGCGACGGTGGATTATGACTCCTGGCAGCTGCTGTACTTCGACCTGGAGCCGGACCGGGAGATCCAAACCATGATCGAAGCCAAAGTCGCGGACTTCTGGAACAACAAAGTACTGCAAAATATCCGCCCCGAGATTTACCAGGAGCCAGTCGAGTTGAACCTGCCGCTGGCGGCCCAGGGTGAAGTCGTCACGATGGACGATCCCGACTGGTTCCAGGCCGTCCAGGATCTCAAGGAAGCAAAGCGGTTGGCCGAGGACGCTAAGATGATCGAGGACGCGGCCAAGGCCAAGATCCAGGAGATCATGACGAAGCACGGGGCGTCTGTGGCCGAGGGCGCGGGGGCCCGGATCTACTGGAAAGAACAGAACGGACGCCGGACGTTCGACGTCAAAGCGTTCGCCAGGGCGCACCCAGAGTTAGACCTGGAAGCGTTTTACAGGCTTGGAAAGCCCATCCGGGCGTTCAGGCCGTATTTTTTGGAGTAATGAAAAGGAGGGAGAGAGATGGAAGAATTGGCAACATACGGGGTGCAGAAGAAAAACACGGCGTTCATGGCTGCGGACCCTTCTGCCATTGCTGCGGCAGAGGCGGCGAAAGCGGCGATCTTTGCCGGGTATCAAATGGCTTTGCTCAAGCCGAGAAACGAGATGGACGCCCGGGACAACATCCTGCGGGCGTGTGGTCGCACGGACATGGCGAAGCGGGTTGAGTACGCCAAACCCGTCGGCGGGAAGAAGATCAGGGGACCGAGCGTTCGGTTCGCGGAGGTGGCGCTCAATTATTGGGGCAACGTCACCACTCAGTCGTTTATCCTATATGAAGACGAAATGGTGCGCCGGATCCGCGTGTCCTGCGTAGACATGGAAAACAACATTACCCATTCCCGAGACTACACCCTCCAGAAGATAATCGAGCGACGGAGTAAAGCGGGGAGGGAGAACGACGTGATCGGGGAGCGGGTCAACTCCTACGGAGATAAGGTATACATTTTGAAAGCCACCGAGGAAGAGATGGCCACGAAGGAGGCGGCCTGGATCTCCAAAGGGAAGCGCAACGAGGGTCTCCGGCTGATTCCTTCGGATATTATCGACGAAGCCCTGGACGTGGCCAGGAGGACGATTGCAGAGGGTATTAAGAAGGACCCGGAAGGAGAGAAAAAGCGGATTCTGGATTCGTTCAGCTCCATCGGGGTGAAACCAAGCGAAATCGAGAAATACCTCGGGCACACCATATCGACAGTTTCGCCAGCAGAGCTAATCGATCTCCGGTCCGTCTTTCAGACCATTCGAGACGGAGAAGCCACTTGGGCGGACTACATCGCGCAAACGGCCGGGGAAGACCTGAAGGCCAAAACTATGGACATGGCGGCCAGGCTGAAAGAGCGGTTGAACGGCAAGAGGGAACCCCACACTAAGGACCCTACGGCCACTGGTAACCCCCCGATAGAGGTTCCAAGCCATATATGGGCTCGGAATAATTGGATTAAACTGCGTGGCACGGGTTACACCACTTTCGTGCATAAAAATCTGGATACCCTCCACGAAGCACCCCAGGAAATCATCGACGAGGCCATGGCGAAGTGGGGCAATCTGTATGACACCCCCTGCCCTTTCAACGCTGCCGGGAGACCCGTTGAGCAGGTCGTGGAGACTGACCCGGAACCGCAAGAGCCGGATGTGGACGAGGAAGTTGACGCCCTGCTTTCGTGCGTGAAGTACCGGGACGGCGACACGTTCTACAACCTGGTGGACCTGCTCCGGCGTAGCGAGCTGGCCCGTGAGATATGGCGCAAGGATGTGATGACCCGGAACAAGGACGTCGTGACCGAAGAAGATCTGGGCAAGGTCTATCGGTACATGGTGAAGCATAGCGGGGAGGCGTTTTAAGGAGGCACCATGAAGTTCCGCAAAAAACCTATAACGATTGAAGCCGTGCAAATCACAGATGCAATGTTTGATGATCCACACCCGAACCCTGAACACATTCCCGGTCTGATTTATGATCCAGTCAAGCGCCAAGTTCGCATTCCTACGCTGGAAGGTGAAATGGTGGGCGAATTAGGGGACTGGATTATTACAGGCGTACAGGGTGAACACTACCCATGCAAGCCGGACATTTTCGAGCAGACGTATGAACTGGCAGAGGATAACAAGGAGACATCCAGAAAGTGACAATCTTGCGCGGGGGCTGGTGGAACAAGCGTCTAGCCCAACGCCCACCAGACGGGGCGGCGAACCCCCGCGCAAAACAACAAGGAGAGAAGGTCATGAGCAAATACAGCAGTATGTTGCGCGATCCGAGATGGCAAAAGAAAAGGCTGAAAATTTTAGAAAGGGATGGGTGGTCTTGCCAAGAATGCGGAGACGAATCCGAAACGCTCCATGTTCACCATCTGGTTTACAAAAAAGGCAATAAGCCATGGGAATACGAAGACAGGTTTTTGGTGACCCTTTGTGCATATTGCCATGAGCAGGAAAAGGAAAGCAAGCCCATATTTGAAAAGCTGCTTTTATCAGCGCTTGCCGAAAATGGGTTTATGTCTGCTCAAATTCATGAAATCGCTTGTGGCTTTGCGTTTATGGAACCTTTTCACACACCGGAGGTCATGGCTTCCATTGTTGAATATATGCTTCGATCACCTGAAATTATGTCTGAAATGAAAGAAAGGTATTTTCAGCACCTGGAAAATAAAAATGCCATCGCCGCAAGTTGAAAACGGACACACGCGAATAGCGAACGAGATTTTGGACGCCTTGATTAGATACCGGATACCAGGTGAAGAGCGTCAGTGTTTAGATTTTATCATACGCAAAACGTATGGTTACAACAAGAAAGAAGACTCTATTTCCAACTCTCAATTTGTTGAAGCAACGGGGATGAATAAAAGCAACGTGTGCAGGGCGTTAAGGGGGCTTATCTCAAAAAACATTGTTGTCAAAAATGACAACTGCGTTGTCAAAAACGACAACTGCAATACCGCAACATACCGATTTAACAAGAATTATAAAGAGTGGAAGGTGTTGTCAAAAACGACAACGTTGTCAAAAACGACAACAGGGGTTGTCAAAAACGACAACAAATCGTTGTCAAAAACGACAAACACAAAAGACAATAAAGACAATAATAAAAAACAACCCCCCCTTACCCCCCCTTCTCAAACCCAGCTGATTTTACCGGACTGGCTTGACCGTGATTTGTTCAAAGATTTTCTGGAACACAGAAAAAAACTCCGTAAACAGATGTCGGACAAAGCACAAGAACTGTTTATCAAAAAACTGAACTTACTCCGCTTGAAGGGATACGATCCCAAAGAACTGATCGAGACGGCGATTGAAAGGGGATGGCAAACCGTATTTGAGCCGCTGAACAAAAGAGACCCCTACGCCGAATTTTTAGCCAAAGGGAAAAGAAATGAAACATGAAACGTTTACCCAACTCATCGGCGACATCTTCACCTACTTCAACCGCAAGCACCCGGACACCCGGCAGTTGGAGCTATGGTTTGACGAGGTACAACACATACCCGACTTGGCCGTGCCGGAGATTTACAAGTTTATCACCCAGAACGAAAAGCCCCCGACGAACCTCCCTATGGCGATGAAAACCGGGTGGTCCGTGTGGCAAAAGATGAACCCCGGCAAGATTGTCCGGATTTACAACAATTGCACGGATTGCCAGGACAAGGGCGTGCTGTGGCTGCGCAAGCGGGACCACGCCCACCTGTGGGTGTGCCGGTGCGGCGGGTGCAATAACTGGGAGAGGCATTTTGGTGCTTCAACGAACATTCCCCGCCGCCTCCGGTCTGAGTGCGAGGCTGAGGGCCTGATTGTCTGGCCGCTCAAGGATCCAGGAGACTGGAAACCGACCAGGGAGACAACGGAGCAGATGGCAAAACGGGTGGCGGAAAACGCGGAGCTACCGTTTTGAGGTCCCCCACCACCATCACCCGGACCGAACTTCGGGAACTCCTGGAACTGGCCCTGGACCCGAAAGCCTGGTGGGATGTTTATAGCATCCCTAAGGAAAGGCGCTGGAAATCGCTTTTAAGCGTACTTCGGAACCGGGGGGATATTCAGGTAAGGGCAAAACGGGAAAGTCGCTTAAAACGGAAATGAGAGGCCATGAAGCACCTTGACTTGTTTTCAGGCATCGGTGGCTTCGCACTGGCCGCTCAAGGGGTATGGGGGGATGAGCATGAAATCCATGCCTTTGTGGAGATTGACCCGTTTTGCCAAAAGGTGCTTCGGAAGCACTGGCCGGACGTGCCGATAATATCAGACATCCGGGAGTATAAACACAATGGAACAGTTATCGATCTTCTCACGGGAGGCCCACCCTGCAAACATACAAGCGTTGCTGCGGCGATACAAGGATGCCGGACTGGTGAAACTCTCTATCCTAAAATGGACAGAATTATTCGATTGGTTAGACCGGAATGGTGTATCGTTGAACAGCCTCCCGGCAACCAAGACTGGGAAAATCAAGTTGCGATATCTTTGGAGGAAGCTGGCTATTGTTTTGCCCGATTTGAACGACAGGCTTCAGATTGTGGCCTGCCTCATAGACGCCGGCGTGTGTTCATTATTGCCAACTCCAGTCGCAAGCGACTCCACGAGGTCGCCGGGATCGGAAGATCACCCACGATTAACCAAAAACCGTGGACTACGCCTCCAAGAGGAACTTGGCGCTCGGCCAGGACCGGAGATTGTCGAATGGATAATGGGGTATCCTCCTGGGTGGACCGACTTAGAGCACTCGGAAACGCCATAGTTCCACAAGTGGTTGTGCCTATTATGGAGGCGATATGTGGTGCTCCCGAAACAAAGCTAAGATAGGCGAAATGACCTGCGCCACCCGGTATGTGGTGGCTACCACGTCGCCGAAGTGGGTTTATCGATTTTACAAGAACCTTGAAGCGTGTCTGGGGTGCCCAATCGGAAAGCGCCTGGCACGGAAGATTAAACCCAAGCTGAAGCCGCTGCCAGAACAAGGGCCGTGGGGGAAGGATGATCATGTATCAAATCGTGATACCCGGTAAGCCGATATCAAAAGCAAGACCGAGGTTTTTTCGGAAAGGTAAATTCGTGGGTACCTACAACACCCAGATAACCGAGGAGGGAAGGTGGATCCTGGAAGCCAAAGAGCAGCTCAAGGAGCTAAAAGAACCACTCGGAGGGCCCGTCTGCCTGTACGCGACGTTTCTATTCCCGTGTCCCAAGTCCATACCCAAGAAGCTGCGGCTGGAACTGGAGGCCGGCAACGACCACCAGGTGCCACATTGCAAAAAGCTGGACATCGATAATCTGTTGAAATTTGTAAAAGACTGTCTCAACGGCGTGGCCTGGCTGGACGACAAGCAGATCGTCGAGGTCCACGCGGCTAAAAATTACACCCTGGACGCCCGGGGTATGACCATACTCGTGATCGAATAGGAGAGTCCCATGAGCAACGGTGATGGACAACAACAGCCTCAGGTCAAGTTGTCAAAAGAGGCGGTACGCTTCTCCCCCGTCATGAAGTGCGAACAGTGCGAGAACATTAACTGGATCAAGATTTATCAGGTCAGGGTGATTTCAAAGTTCTATTCACCCATCGGCCACGAGTTCCCATTCCCGGTACACGCCGGGTATATCTGCGCCAACTGCGGACGGCTGGCCGGGAGCGGAGACCCGGACCCCGAGGAGAGCAACCAGTGAGTCAATATCTCGGACCGCCCGGGTGGATCCGCACCTGGAAGGGCATTGCGCGGTACATCGACTGCTCTGTCCGCACCGCAAAGACGCTGCACTACAAGTACGGGATGCCTGTCCACCGACTGCCCGGGAACACGCCGGCCATCATCCCGTGGGAGATGGATCAATGGCTGGTGGAATATAATCGGCTCAGAAAGATGAATATTGCACAGGATTGACTCCTATTTTAACCCCCCTTTACCCCGCCTTTGCACGCCCACTGTCTGTTGACGCCGTATTATCAACCACTTACACTGCGAAACATGAACGATGGAGCTATATTGAACGGCCATAAATCTGCGGAGAATGTACGCCTGCAGTTGCTGGAGGCCCTGGAGCGCCGGCGGGTGACCCCGGACTTTGTGGCGATGCGGCTCAAACAGCTCATGAGCGCCAAGGTGGTCAAGGCGTTTAAGGGGAGTGACGACCGCATCATCTACAGCGAGCGCCTGGTGGACAACACGACCCGCCTGCACGCGTTGACCCTGGCGGTGGATATCATGGGCGGCAAGGCCCCGACGAAAAGCGAGCTCGAGGGGACTGTCGCCATCCTCAAGCCGGACCCAACAATCAAGAAAAAGCGAGAATAACTCGGATTGTCGATGATTAACGCAGCCCTGGCCAGCGAAATACCGCAATACGAAGCATTACCGACCCTCAAGATGTTTCATGAGTCAAATGCGGATATCCGGTGCATCGTGGGCCCTGTCGGATCCGGCAAGACAACCGCGGCGGCCTGGGAGATCTGCTATTACCTGCCCTTTTATCTGTTCGAGGAGCACGGCATCACAGCGACACGATGGGTTGTTATCCGCAATTCCTATCCAGAGTTGCGGGACACTACGCAGCGCACGCTATTCGATTGGTTTTACTGGGGCCACCACCACAAACTCGAAAACATCTACACGCTGAAATATCCGGATCCCGGCATCGGGGTTGAAGTTCTGTTCCGCTCCTGCGACCGCCCGGACCAGGTTGCCAAGTTTAAGAGCCTGGAGATCACCGGCTACTGGATCGATGAATCCATCGAGGTCCACCAGGACGTCAGGCGCATGCTCCTGAACCGGATCGGCCGCTATCCCCGCAAGTCCCCCCGCCGTTATGGGATTGAGACCACCAACCCGCCGGACATTGAACACCCCACCTACTGGATGTTTGACTGGAAAACCGAGGTCCCGGGCCCGTTGCCCATTAAGTCGCCGCTCGAGGGCCATGAAGGATTCTGGCAGCCGCCCAGAGAAAACGAAGCCAATCTCCCGCCGAATTACTACGACCACCTGATCGACGACTACCGGGACAACCCGGACTGGGTTGCGATGTATGTTGAGGGCAAGCCGGGCGCCCTAATCAAGGGCAGGGTGGTTTACAACAAGTTCCGAAAAAATATCCATGTTGCGGAGCAGCCCCTGGTCTGGGCCAAGGGAGAGCTGTGGCGCGGGTGGGACAACTCGGGGAACTGCCCCGCCGCTGTCGTGCTCCAGGAGCCGACAGCCGGCTATTACCAGGTGCTCCGGGAATTTCACTCGGACCGGATGGGGATTGTGGATTTCACCGAGATGGTGACGGCGCAGTGCAATCTATTGTGGCCGAACGCAAGTTACCATGACTTTGCAGACCCCGCCGGTGAAAACAAATACAGCAAGCGGACAGGGGGATTCACCAGCAACGCCGACTTGATGCGACAAACCTGCAACGTGAATGTCCAGCCCAGCGATAACAACTGGGACGCCCGGCGGGAAGCCGTTGAGAGGGCGCTTGGCAGGATCGACGGGCTGTTGATTGACCCGAGCTGTATACGCCTGATCAATGGGTTCCTGGGCGGATACCATTACCCGGAGATCGCCAACTCGGGGATATACTCAGACAAGCCGGAAAAGAACAAATACAGCCATGTGCACGACGCGCTCCAGTACGTCTTGCTCAAGATGGCCAGATCGAGCGACGCCCAGGTCCGGCAGCCGATAATCGATTCCTACCGGGAGGAAATCATCGCCCGGCGGGACGCGGAGTACATTTAACCCAACAGGAGGATAAACCTAATGAGTGTAAACATTGATGCCTGGATCAACGAGATATCGCTGGACACGCGCAGTAAAAACGCCCTGCGCAAGATCTTCGACCAGATTTACACCGACGCCGCGGCGAACAAGACCGCATTTGACAACCACACGCATCGGTGCAACGGGGGGCAGAGCGCCACTTACAACAGCTCCACCCCGCAGAGCGACACCGGCACGCTGTCCGCGAGCACGGCGGAAACGTTCGACAATAACCTGGACACCTGATCGGTATGCGGATCCTCATTGTCGAATATAACCTGTGTGTTCGAGCCTGGAAGTTCGGCACGGCGCTGTCTGAAAACGGCCACGAGGTTGAATACCTGGTCGCGCAGATGCGGCCGGACCTGCTCCACCAGGTGCCGCGGGTCCACTGGTTTGCGGACACGCCCAAGGGGCTGCACGATAAGCTGACGTCGATGAACCTGGAGCAGTTCGACGCCGTCCAGGTCGCCAACGAGCCCACCTGGCCTGTGGCGGTCACCCGGTTTGTTGCCCCGAAGCGGATCCCCGTTGTTTTCGATTGCCACGACACGGAGTTCGGCCGGACGGGCCAGGCCCGGGAGGATGAGGAGGGCGCGTTTGCAGTGTGCGACGCAATGGTCTGGCCCAACCCCGCCTATCGCGCCCTCCACGAGGAGCGCTGGCCGAGGCTCAAGGACATTCCCGCGATTGAGGTCCCGTCGCTTTTGACGCGCTCCATGGCCGCTGGCATCGAGCAGATGCCGAAAGCCGGCGGTATTGTTTACCAGGGCGGGACGGCGACATCGGTTCGCCATCGGAACCTAGTCCCCTTGGTCAAAGCCTGCACCGACGCCAATATCCCGTTTTTCTTGTATTCGTCCAATAACCGGCCCCAGGACGATCCCCTGTACCTGTCCGCCGGCGCGGTGTTGTGTAAGCCCTTGGAGTACCGGACACTGCTGGACAACCTGACCCGGTATCGGTGGGGGTTCTGCGGGTGCGTGCGGGAGACCCGACAGTGGAATGCGGCGTATTCCAACAAGTTCTGGGAGTATTGGGCGGCCGGTATCCCGGTCCTGGTGCTCCATGCCGAGCTCCTGGGCCGGTACGTTGAAGAACACGGCGTGGGCGTGCACTGCAAGAGCATCAAGGACCTGACCGAGAGGTATCACGAGCAGCGCCTTATCCCGCCGAAGCTGAGCCGGTTCATGGACGACGAGGTGATCAACCTGCAGCGACTCTATCACGAGGCCAAGCCATGAGCGATCCTAAGGTGACAGAGCGGATTGTCAGTGTTCAGGAAGCCATCCAGATAATGAACAACGACCTGTGCGACCTGGTTGAAGTGCATCGGGGCTGGATGGACGGCCACGAAGCCGCGCTACCCCACCGGCCGCCTATCCATTGCGAGCGGGGGATCATAGTGTGGCCTCCGGCGGACATTTCCCCGTCCGCGGAGATCGGTGACGATTGCGTGATCGGCCGGTATGTCAATATCGTGGGCCCGGTCAAGATCGGCCGTAACTGCCGGCTTCAGGGGTTCAACTTCATCCCGGACTCTGTGGAGATCGGAGATAACGTGTTTATCGGCCCTTGTGTCGTGTTCACGAACGTCAAGTATCCCAAAGTGCGCGACGCGGACGCCGGGAAGATACGGGACGGCGTGACCCGGGTGGAGGATGGCGCAAGCATCGGTGCAGGCGCGGTTATCTGCCCGGGCGTGACCATCGGCGCCGGATCCCTGGTGGGCGCCGGATCCCTGGTGACCCGGGACGTGCCCTCCGGCGTGGTGGTGGTCGGGACGCCGGCCAGAATGTTCAAGGTGATTCGAAATGGCTAAAATGGAGTGGGGCGAGATCGCCAAGGCGGTAAACGCGGAGATCGACGCGGCCCGCCGGTACATCGACAACAATCGGATGCCGGAGCGTGTCAAGCGGTGGGACCGGTACTACGGCCGGCCCTACGGGAACGAGATGAAGGGCCGGAGCAAGTTCATTTCCCGCGACCTGATGGAAGCCGTGGAATGGACGCTCCCGTACCTGATCCGGCAGTTCGCCAGCGGCGACCCGAAGATAAACATCATGATCGAGGGCCAGGAGCCCTGGGTGGGCCAGGCCCTGATGAACCAGATCCAGGAAGACCTCAACTCCGGCCAGGACGAGAGCCTGTTCCGGGCGTTTTACGAGTGGTTCAAGGACTCCATGGTGTCTGACACGGGTTTCTGCAAGGTGGGCTGGGAGCTGGACTACGAGCAGCAGACGGTCACCTGGCCGCAGCTGGGGCTCGACCAGATGAACGAGCTGGCGGCGGACCCGGACGTGCAGATCCAGGGGTTCGAGGAGGTGTTCGACGGCGCCACGGGACAATACGTTTACGCCAACGTGCGGACCCGGGTGCGCGTAGTCCGCAAGTACGGCCTGACCGTGAGCGGGCTGCCGCACTGGGAGTTCATTTGTGCTGCCGACAGCAGGACGATCAACGACGAGCACCCCAAGGGCCACCAGACCAAGGTGACGCTTGACTACCTCAAGCGGGTGAACCGGGCGCGCGGCGGCGATTATTTCAAGGGCTTAGAGGCCCTGGAGCGGGAAGTCGATGAGGAGACCAGCAAGCGGGCCTGGGAGGCGCCCACTGACGACGGCGAGACCGAGCGGCAGCGGTACTACGATGAGCAGGAGACCACCGGCCAGGATATGCCGGCCAAAGGCGGCCGCAAGGAGTACCTGCTGACCGAGTGGTTCACCCGCCTGGACATCGACGGGGACGGATACCTGGAAGACGTGGTGTGCTGGATGGCTGACAAGCACCTGCTTCGGTACGAGGACAACTCCGAGGGGATCCTGCCGATCTGCGGGCTCTCCCCTATTTTGGATTGTTACAGGCTGTTCGGCATCTCGTACAGCGACCTGATTGTACCGATCCAGAACCTGATGACCATGGTCACGCGCCGGGTGTTGGACAATTTCGATTTTCAGAACTTAGGTCTTTGGTTTTCCAAGGATCCCAGCATCGACGCCCGGCGGCTGTTGAACCCGATCCCGGGAGACCTGATCCGCGGGGACCCCACCACTACCCAGCGCATGGACCCGCAGCCGTTCCACCCGAGCGTTTTGAACCTGCTCGAATACATCAAGGGGATGAAGGAGGACCGGATCGGCAACACCCGGTACAACCAGGGCACCGATGCGGATTCTCTCAACAAGACGGCCCGGGGCATGGAGATGATCATGAGCGCGGCCCAGCAGCGCATGGAACTGATCGCCCGGGTGTTCGCGGAAACCGGGCTCCGGGACTTCTACCGGAAGTGCGCCATGCTTTATCAGATTTACCGCCGGAAACCGTTCGTCACCCGGGTGCGGGGCCGGGAAGTGGAGGTCACGCCGGATATGCTCCAGGGGACCATCAAGGTCACCGTGGACATGGGCGTGGAAGCCGAGGTCGGGATGATCGAGGCCCGGAAGATCCAGGAGATGTTCGGGTTCCAGTCGGCCATTGATCAGCGGTATCCCGGGGCTCTGGGCCTCCAGCAGGTCCACAACATGATGACCCGGCACGCGGCCAGCCTGGGGTTCAGGGACACCGACGAGTATGTGATCGGGCTCAAGCAGTGGGCGGAGATCTTGGCGCAGAAGTCCGAGGCCGGAACGGAACAGGCGCAGATGGCCATGGCGATGGCCCAGGCCAAGATGCTCCTGGAGCAGGACAAGCTCCGGCTGCAATCGGCTAAGGCCATGAGCGATATTGAAACCAAGGACCGGGAGCTGGCGCTGGAGGAGCATAAAGCCGAGACGGACGCCCGGCTCAAGCTGTTGGGGGTGGTGAAGGATGAACGACCGCAGGTTGTCCTCTGAGGAGGCGCAGGAGGCCGATGAGCAGGAGCGCCAGCGGATCGTCCGGGAGGGGCACGAGGCCCGGCAGCTGCTGGAGCACCCCCTGGTGGTCCGGTTTTTCGGCCGGGCCGGGCTGGAAGCGGTGAACCAGTTTGCTAACCTGGCGTGGGACGCCCCCGAGAAGGACCTGCGGGCTGCGCTGCACCGGCTCAAGAACCTGCACGAGTTCCAGCAGTATTTCGAGCGGATGGTCAGCGACGCGACGGATACCCTGATACGGGAGAAGCATTTCAGCGACGACATAGACGTATAGACGAGGGTTCGTCAAGGGCCGGCCAACCCGAGGCGACGCAAGAAAAGACAAAGGGGCAAGGTGGTGCCACCTCACCATCTTCGCCCCTTTTCTTTTGCCCTCCAAGCCAAAATTCAAGGAGGAAAATTTTATGGCGAAGAAAAAGAAGGGACACGAACCCGCAGAGCGCAAGGACCCCTTCGAGATGTCCACCGAGGAGTTCAAAGCCGATCTCGACGCGAAAAAGTCGCACGCGGACGAGGACACGGGCGCCTGGGAGGACGACGGAGGACCCGCCGCGCCGGACGGGGGAGACACCGGAGCACCGCCACCGGCTGGAGGGGACGCGGAAACGCCCCCCGACGACAGCCAACAGGCCCGGGGCGCCGACACGGGAGGGGGAGCATCCCCGGAAACCGGCGCCCAGGGTGCTGATGATGGACATGAGGACGAGTTTGAAATCGTACACAACGGGGTCAAGCACCGCGTCACCCGGGACAAGCTGGTCGAGCTCGCGCAGAAGGGGTTCGACTATGACCAAAAGATTGGCCCTCACCGGCGGATCGTGGAGATCGTGGACGCCGTCCCGGGTGCTGCCAAGGCGCTCCAGGACTACCTGGACGGCCGGCGGGCGGAGCAGGAGACCCGGCAGGAGGAGGCGCGCCGGGAGCGGCCCAAGCTCAAGCCCATCTCCGAGTTCGAGTCGGATGAGGATTGGCTGGCGGCCAATTACGAAACGCTCCAGGAGCACTTCAAGCCGAAGGCCGACAGCGAAAAGAACATCGTGCGGGATATCGGCAACGTGCTGATCAGCTACGACCCGGACGGCTTCCCGGCCGTGGTGGGGCACCTCAAGGACTATGCGGAGAACCTGCCCCATCGTGAGTTCAACGAGCTGATGGCCGAGACCAGCCGGGGAAACTACCTGCCGATGGTCAAGTTTTATAAGGCCGTCAAGGAGGACCTGGAAAAGTCCAGCCCCCCGGCGTCGCCCAAGCCGACGCTCAAGCCTCCGGCCGAGTCCAGCCCCCCGGCGCCGCCGGCGTTCCGTGCCAAGCCGGGCGGTGGGGAGCCCCCAAGAAACCCAAAAGACTCCCCTGAGTTCGTCTGGAACCTTCCGCGCGGAGAGTTCCGCAAGAAGCTCCAGGAGCTCAAGGGTTACTGAATAGGAGGTAAACGATGCCTTTAATCACGACCACCAGCGATATCCCGACCAGTATGCAGGGATATTACGACCGGGCGCTACTGGAAAGGGCGGTCCCCGCCCTGCTCCACTCGCGGTTCGGTCAAACCCGGCCGCTGCCCAAGAACCAAAGCGACCGGATCAACTTTCGGAAGTACGCCTCTTTGCCTGCGAATACCACGCCGCTGGTCGAGGGCGTGACCCCGAGCGGCAAGAAGCTGTCGGTGTCCGACATTTACGCCCGGGTCAAGTTCTACGGCGATTATGTCACCTTCACCGACGTACTCCTGGACACCGGCCTGGACGCCAACCTGTTGTCCATCGCGGACGAGGTGTTGGGCGAGCAAGCCGGCCTGTCCATCGACACCATCCACCGGGACGTCCTGGTGGCTGGTACGACCGTCCGGTACGGCAACGGCGTTTCGGCCCGGACGTCCGTCGTGACCGCCATCGGTGACAACGACGTGGCCAGTGCGGTCAACACGCTGCGCCGGAACAACGCCAAGATGGTCCGCGAGATGATCATGGGCGGGGCGAAGATCAACACCATGCCCATCCGGCCGGCCTTTATCGCCATCACCCACCCCGACCTGGAGTACGACATCGAGCAGCTCAAGGGCTGGACCCCGGTGTCTGAATACGCCGCCCAGAAGGACGTCATGGACGAGGAGATCGGCGCCACCGGGAACATCCGCTGGCTGCTGACCACCAACTCCAAGATCTGGGCCGACGGCGGCGGGTCCGTGGGCACTACCGGGCTCAAGAGCACGAGCGCGTCGAACATCGACGTGTACTCGGTCCTGGTGATCGCCAAGAACGCCTACGGCATGACGCCGCTGGTGCGGGAGGGGATCAAGAACATCGTCAAGAAACTCGGCTCCGCCGGCGCGGACGACCCGCTGAACCAGCGCGGGACATCCGGCTGGAAAGCCGCAACCGTCGCCAAGATCCTCCAGCAGGACTGGATGGTGAGGATCGAAGTCGGCGCCACCAGCCTGTAATCGAGAGGAGGTGAAGGAATTATGCAAGGCAGATTCAGATGCATCAACGTCCCGATGATGGACACCAACGACCTGTTCATTTACCTGGGCTTTGTCCCGGGCAAGGTCGTGGTGACCAGCCAGTACGACGGCCAGGAGACCCTTTGGTTCCAGGGCATGGCCAACGACGCCTCCCTGGGCCGCGTGGCCGCCGGCGACCGCTCCCTGTTGACTAATGCGGGGATCAAGCTGGTCCAGTTCACGGATAAGCCCTCGGCCCTGAGTTCGGACCCGTCCGAGGTCAAGGCTTACGAGTTCTGGAAGGCCAACGGCATCCAGGTCACCAGTGACGCCGGCCTTTTGGCCGACGACAAGCTGGTGAACATCCTGGTTTTCGAAGCCACGGACCTGATCGTCGGGCCGTGCACCCATGACGGCGACACGAACAACGCCAGCAAGTGCACCGACAAGGACGTGGATTTCGAGGCGTGCGGCGTGAGCCGTGGTCATATCGTCTACAACCAGAGCAACGGGAATATCGCGTTTGTCGGTTCCCTGGAAAAGTACAGCGGAACCAGCATCTACAACACGATCAACCTGGTGGAATCGGACTTGGAAACGGCGACCGCAGCGGCGGACATCGACACGGATGACGTGTTTTTCGTTTACCCGCCGAACATCGTCTATCCGCGTTCCGATCTCGGTTACATGACCTAACCCCGGCGCGCGGACTCTCCCTCCGCCAACCGCCAACCCCCGGCCTTGGGTTTATCGCCCGGGCCGGGGCCCCACAACCCTAACCAAAGGAGTAAACAGTATGCCACAGGCGACACCCGAAAAAAAAGAAGAAACCATGGACTACCAGCCGACGATGGACCCGGCGCGGAAGAAACGAGTCAAGGTGATCGTCCACCGGCTCAACGTGGACGACGACAATAAGGACCTGCCGATCACGGTGAACGACCTGGGGGATCCCAACGGCCGGATCGTGTTCTCCCCCGGCAAGCCGGTGGACCTGACCGAGGCGCAGTTGAACATCCTGCGGGATTCGGTGGAGGAAAGCGAGATCACCGTTCCGGAGGGCTCCGGGATGTACGAAACAGCGAACCCGCTTAAGATCGCGGAGGACAACTTTCCCGGGTTCACGGCCAGCCGGGACCGGGAGACCGGCCTGATCAAGCTGCGGCGGCGGGTGCCCAACTTCATGATTGAAATCGTATCGAGGTGATGCATCAATATGAAAAAACTTCTCTTAATTTTATTGTGTTCTTTGTGGATGGCCGGGTGCGCCACTACGAAAACGGTGGACCCGAATTACACGGCGTACCTGAAGGAAGTCAGGGCGTGGCGCACAATGACGCGCAAACCCCTTTTGAAGCTGGAGGTAGACCCCAACGGCCTGATTCGGAACGTGGAGGTTCACCTGCCGCCGGAACGGATCGAGGTCAAGCCCTACGAGCCGAAGGTTCATCCCGCTTGGCGCTTGGCCGGGACTACGGTCAAGGCCGCGGCTACGGTTGTGGGCGTTGGGCTGGTCACGGACATGATAACGGACCTGGCCAACGTCGCCGGGCATAACAACTACTACCAGGACAGCTTCAATTCCGTGGGGCGCGACTATAACTCCCTGCGCGATATCCAGGTGTATGACGACGGGGTTTTTGCGCCCATGTGGGATTATTCATCCACTATCAGGGATTCGTATAACACGGATATCAAAGACAGCTTCCATTTCGGGTCTCACAACACTTACTCCATCGACGGTGATGACTCTTTTATTCAGCAAGGCGATTGGAATCTTGGAGCAATGCCGTGGGATTTCCTCGAGTAATTATATGGATTCCCGTGAACTTGCTTTGGGAGAAGTTTAAACAGTGGCGCAAGCGGAGAAGATTCAAGCGGGCGCTCAAGAAAAACAAGAAAGCGAATTGGGAGAAGGAGAAGTAACGATGTTTGCCGCACTAAAACTCGGGTTTTTGCTCAAGATGGCCCAGAAAATTTACATGCACTACGTCCGCCCCGTCCTGGCGTCGAAGGTGGAAGCCTCCGCCACCAGGGTGGACGACGCGTTTTTGGCTCTTGTGGACATGTTTTTCGACCCTGCCAAGGGCGTGGCCGGAATGGCGCAGTTGGGCATCGAGGAATTTTACAGGATGGCATGCGAGACATACGCCGAATACCGGGAGTTTTTGCTTGCCGCCATCGACGACCCGGACGCGATCTGGGACGACTTTTTGATGAAGGCCATGGACCGGGCCATGTCCTTTGACCGCGCCGAGAAGGCCCAAGCATAACGATGCACACGATTTACTACCTCGTCGCCGCCGTGGTGTTGGGCATCGAAAACATTAAGAAGAAGATCCGCCGATGGTTTGGCAGCGGCTGAAAAAGTGGGACACCGACCGGCCTGGATGCACGTTGTGGCCGGAGGGGGCGTGGCATCACTGCTGCGTGGCGCACGATTATGCTTATGCGGATGGGATTGGTAGTAAATGGGACATAGATGTGGACCTGATGGTGTGCGTCTATCATACCGGGCATCCGGTAGTTGGTTATCTGATGTTTCTTGGCGTAACGCTTTTCGGGTGGCCGGCCTGGCTGCGCTATAGGTTGATAAGGAGAATGACGTGACGGAATTAACTTCTTGGGTCCCGGCTGTGGTAACGCTGGTTGGAGTTGGAGCGGGATGGGGAGCATTTCGGCAGACATTAAAGAATCAAAAGGAAGACATTGCCGAGATAAAGAGGCTTCTCCTGGGCAATAACGGGATGCCGAATTATGTCACGCGTACCGAGTGGAAAGAAACTTGGGACAAGTTTCTAAAAAGGTGCAATGAGCGCCATAAGGGACTTTAGAGAATGTCCCTATTGCAAATCGGCACTGTTCAAATGGGAAGATTCGAATGCCTGGATTTGTGGCGTGTGCGGCTTGGAGGCGGTGATTACAGATAATGACGGAAAGCAATCCGATACTCAGGAGATTGTCAAGAATGTCGCTGGAAATGATCGCGTTCGAGCGCCGGATAAAAGACCGCTTACGGCATCTGGCGGCAAACGGAGAAACAAAGATCAACATCGAGTGTCATAATTGCGACATTTCGAAAAAAATCGAAAAGCACAGTTACCAGAGGACACAGCATGACGCTGAAAGAGAAACAGATCGCGTTCACGAGAATGGTTCCCCGGCTGATTGACATGGCCTTTGAGCTTGGTTTTGAGGTCACGCTTGGTGATGCCTATCGTGACCCGCGGTGCCCATACGGCAGCAAGACCAGCAAGCACCACGACCGGTTGGCGGTTGATTTGAACCTGTTCGACCGGGAAACGGGAGAATATCTGCGGGATTGTGAATCCCATCGCTGCCTGGGCGAGTGGTGGGAGCGGCAAGGCGGCGTCTGGGGAGGACGCGCCTATAATGGAGACGGCAACCATTATGAATACGGCAATGGCCTCATCGAAAACATTAACGCCACAAGAGTAGAATAACGCACGAAAAACATCAGAATAAATTTGGAGGATAAAGCGAATGGCATACACAACTCAAGTAACGAAAGGCACGGTAACGCAGATTTCACCGGCGGAGTTTGATGTTACCGTCGATGTGGTCGTGCAGGAAGACGGCGTGGAGATTCTCAACCAGGCGTTTTCCAAGCGATACGTTGAAGGCGATACCATGAGTGCAGTTCAAACCGTACTTCAAAAGAAAATCAAAGAAGCTGTCGACAAGGTGATTGCGGAAAGAGCGGTTTACAACAAAGCCGCTTTCGGGACCCTTTGTTCCGATCTGCAATCCAGCCTTGACGCTTATTTGAACAGTTAGGAGGGAGACAGTGTTAGCAAAATACTATCGACTGAGGATGAAGTGGGGCGCCGACCAGACGCTGACCTATGACAGCGGCGCGAGGATTGCTATTCGGTTGCTTCCCTGGAAGTTGTCGTCCGGCGATTTGTCCTACGGAACGGTTATCACGGAGGACCTTGGTTTCGGTGCGGGTGAGACAATCGCTGACGAGGGGGAAGTCGAGGGAAGCGTGATCGACAACACCTCGAATCTGTACTGGGGCATCAAGGGCTACTTCGAGATGACGGCGGACGTTAACAGCACGGACGGGTATGCCTATCTCTATCTCGAAGAAAGCGACGACAACACCAACTGGCCGAGCGACCAGGCGGATTTTGACATCAGCGATTTGAGGCTGGTGGCCGTGCTGGAATTCAGCACCGATGCCGAAGACGAAGACAGAGCGGTCAACTTCGAGTTTTAGATTATGAGCCGATATATTCTAAAGCCGCCGGTTGGGGCGGTACTGAATAAGCATCATCCGCTTGCAAAGGGATTGGTGGGTGCGTGGTTGTTTAATGAAGGACGTGGGAAACGAGCCTATGATCGCTCAGGAAACGGTAATAATGCAACCCTACTAGCAAACGCTTCATGGTCAGTATCTACCAAGGGCACAGCTTTGGACTCAACGTCTGCGGGGGCAACGCTTTTATACTCACCTTCAATAGACATTACAGGGGATCAGGTTGGTATCGTAGTCGGCTTGATCCCCAATTTTAATCCAAGCGGTTCTCCTGACACGACCTATTTTGTATTTGATGGAGATAGGGACAATGTAGGGCAGTTTCGGCTCATGTATGCTAATACCAATACATGGCGTTTTAGAGTACACGCTTCTTCATCATTGAATTATAACCATTCGGGGCAAACAGGAGCTAAAGAGTTCGTACAAATCGCGGCTATATATGATGGCGCTGAACAGAGGATTTATGAGAACGAACGCGCTCTGGGATCAGGTCTTGCTAATAGTGGGAACATAAAGTCAAACACGGGTAACGATAGAGCAATAGGGGCGCAAGGGGATGGTTCATCTGAACCATTTGATGGCGATATAGTATATGCTTATTTATTCGACCGCGCCCCCACTGCATCTGAAATCCTCTCCCTCCACCTCGACCCCTACCAGATGTTCCGGCCCGATCCGATTGAGTTGTGGACGTATGAGGCGGCGGGGGCTGGCTCGGTAGTACCAATTATCATGCAAAACCTGAATCAATTTAACGGAGGGACGATATGCGCCCTGTAAAGAAAGGCTCCACGGATCAAAGCGTTGTGATCCGCATTATTGACTCAAGTGACGGGACGCCCGAGACCGGCGTTGACTATGATACGGCTGGCATTGACCTGTGGTATCGCCGGGAAGGGGCGACGAAAACCAGTATAACGGAAGCGGCCTTGGCCTCCCTTGATGCGGCACACAGCGACGGCGGGATCGAGCATATCGGGGACGGGTACTACCGCCTTGACCTGCCGGACGCAGCGGTTGCCGCCAGTGCTGACGGCGTGATGGTGGGCGGCAATGTGACCGACGTGATCGTGATCGGAGTATATGTGCCATTGGTGGACTACGACCCGTATGACAGCGTGCGAATGGGCATGACTGCTTTGCCTAACGCCGCCGCCGATGCTGCCGGGGGGCTCCCGATCAGTGATGCCGGAGGTCTGGACCTGGATGCACAAATTGGGACGGATATTGACAACTTGGTAACACGGTTGGGCACCCCGGGCGACCTTGGCAGTGGCGCGACGGTTGCGGCGAACCTGGCAGACATCGAATCACAGACGGACGACATCGGGGCTGCTGGTGCCGGGCTGACGGCCATTCCGTGGAATGCCGCTTGGGATGCAGAGGTGCAGAGCGAAGTCCTGGATGCGCTCAAAGGGGCAGGTGCCTGTGGAGACGGGGATACGCTGGCGGCCGGGTCCGTCGGGGAGACCCTGCGCTGGCTGCGGCATTTTGCGAAAAACGAGTGGCGGATTGACGAATCCGCAAACCCGGACACATTTAAAATTTACAAGGACGATAATACAACGGAGAGCTATGGGTTTACGGTCTATACAAGTTCATCCATCAATTATAGGGACCCGGCATGATTAAAATCGACGATTTGGAAAGAAAGTATGGCGAGTACGGAGTAAGTGTTCAAAGGCTGATGCACTGGCTCCAACTTCCGAAGCAGGGCGTGGCGCCGCTTGTGGCGGTTCAGGTTATCCAGGATGTCTATAAGGAAATGCTCAAGGGGAACACCCCCTGGATGAACCGAGAAATCTACCCAGAGGCGTATCAGCGGAAGTTTGACGAAGGCTTTTTCCCGGAGCACTTTTGGATTGACAACTATATATTAATCGAGTGCCGCAAGAGACAGGGCAATTTGGACGTTGTGGAAAATCTCAAGCATCCAAACACGATGCTGAATATACAGTCCGCATTTGACAGGGTTGCGGCAGAGATTGCCACGATGCGAAAGATGCTCGGGCAGCACAGTAAAGAAATCCAGGAGGCAACAGGGCTTGCAGCTTTGGTCCACGATGAATTTAAGCGCGGGAAAAAGCTCTGGGAAGAATCGTTTATGCAGCCGGAACAGTACCTGGGGTCTATCAGAGCGACGCTTTCGGAGGGCGGGGCCACGGCGGAGGTTGAACGGTTATACACCATGCTCGGCGTGCTGATGTCCGAGGCATCACAGACCAATCAAATGTTGAGGCCGATCAAGAACTTTTTGACGATCCCGGACTACTTAAAACCGAAAATATGGTGGAAAAAGCTGAAAAGGATTGCAGCGCATGGATAACCTAGGAATTTTAACGTTTGGGTTTTTAGCGTCGGGTGGAGGTTACAGCAACCCGCTGATAATCACTTGCGGATTTTTATCGACTCTTGAAGCACTCGGTGGGCTCGGCGGTGGATTCTATAAAATGGGTATGAGCATGGCATTGTCATAAAAGGAGGCAAGAGATGGCAAACACGATCAAGGTTTTCAGGCACGGCTACGAGATTTCGGGCATTGATTCCGATTGGGACCCCGGCGAATGGATGGACATCGATTCGATCCAGTTCGTTCCGGGCGCGACGAACGACATTTGCACCATCAAGGACCAGTCGGACACCGGGCCTGTCATATTTTACGCAAATAGCACCGATGGGGATTCGAGGATCAAGTACTTTCCGAGCAATGCAAGATTCAAGCCGCTTTTGGACTTTTCGGCCTGCACCCTGAACTCCGGGGCGTATGTCATTATTATTTTGAGGTAGCGCCATGACCCTATCGACGATCATCACCCGGGCCCGGTACAAAGTCCGGGATACCGACGCGCTGATCTACGCGAGCGACGACGACGACGCCATCCTGGTATCGTTCGCCAACGATATCCTGCACGAGATATGGGCCGACCTGCGGCGCGTGGAGTCCAACCTGGCCTACGGCCACGGCACGATCACCCTGTCGGACGGGACGATCGAATACACCCCTTCCTTTTCGTTCGAGGGGTTCATGGACGACGGGGTGTGGCTGGACGGTGAAGACTGGTATCTGACCCAGGTGGACGAGGCGGACAAGGTGCTGTTCGATTATGACGATACCAACTCCGAGTCAGAGCCGGAACACTTTTACGTCACCGAGGACGGCAATGTGGGGTTCCTCCCGGTCCCGGACACGACATACACGGTTTATTGCCAGTACTGGAAGCCCCTGACCGAGTTCGAAGACACGACCGACACGGTTCCGTTTGCCGGGATCTGGGACCAGTTCATGATCGAGCGGCTGGCCATGGAGATGCTAGGCGTGCAGGAGCGGGACGTCCGGTTTCAGGCCCTCAAGGTGGACATGGCCCACGACCGGGCCATGGCTGCGGTCTATAATCGGGGATGCCGCCGGCGCCGGCACAAGGGCGGCCTGTTCGAGCTGGAGGGCGTATGAGTCTTTACGCGGGGTTCGCCGTCAAGCAGATGAAGCCGCCGAGCTACCAGCGGGACGCGCTCACGTTCGACGGCTGGCGGCACGGGCTTCATGTTGTGGATCATCAGCAAGCCACTCAGGTCAAGCCGACCGAGCTGGCCGAATGCGTCAATTTTCACATCCACAACCAGGCGGGACACCTCAAGAGCCGGGCGGCCATCTCTAAATACACCAACGCCGCCGCGGCCTCCTCCGCCGCCGTGAAGGCGTTCAAGAAGGTGCTGATCGGCGCCACGGAGTACGAGCTGCTAATCGACGCCAATTATAAGATCTATTACCTGGACGGCTCCCTGGACCCGACGCTGATCGGCACCCTGGAGGGCGACGCGACGATCCTGCCGTACAATGGCGTGGCGCTGCTTCTGGACGGCTCGTTCATCAAGTACCTGGACGGCGTGAGCAAAATCAAGATCGCCTATGACGACGGCACGGGATCCAGCGGGTATCAGTTCAACAACCTCAACGGGTCCGACGACACGACCCTGGCACTGGGCAACGGGACGAATACGCGCATCGCGGTAAAGTTCACCAGCCAGGCGTGGACCGCCGGATACACCATACCGCCCACGACCGTCACGGTTGAGCTGTCCGCCCAGGGAACACCCAGCGCATCGGCCATCACTATTCGGATTCGCAGGGTGTCCAATGGTTCGGTAATGGCCGCCAAGGACCTCATGGCGGATGCCTCTGAACTGACCTCTGTGTCCGAGCAGGTGAGTGTTACATTCACCGAGTCGGACATTACTACCGAGTTGAGCCCCAACGTCGCTTATTATTTCAGCATTGAGCACACGGGCGGCGACAGCTCCAACTATGTCAAGGTGCACTGCACCACGGTGGCCAGCGGCGGGACGGCCTATTACTATGACGGGTCCTGGCACGCGGACGCCACCAAAACGCCCATCGCAGCGCTCCGCCCCGGGATGCCGCCGAAAGGGGCTTTCGGCACGGTGGCGCTGGGGCGGCCGTTCGTCGCCGGCGACCCGGACAACCCTGGGTGGTTGTGGTTCGGCAACCTGACGCACCTGGACTGGAGCACGGCCGACGGGGGCGGATACGTCGGGGCCGTGGACGGGAACGCCAACAGTTTCCCGATCGGCGGTGTGGAAAACATTTACGAAGACGTACTGGTGTACGGTAAGGAAAATCACCCCTACGTCGCCCGGCTGACGGGCGGCGAACCCAGCTCGTACTCGTTGCCGGTGACGTTCCAGAAGGTCTGGACGAATCATCGCTGCCTGATCAGCGTGGTCAATGATATGTGGTCCGCCTCCCGGGACGGCGTGTACCCGATCTCCGGCGTCCAGGCATACGGTGACTTGAGGGCTTCCCGGGTGGACGACCCGATTATGAAGCGGATCGAGGACTACTGGGACACGGACACGGCGCTGGCGGCCTATTATCCGACAGACGGGCAGTTCTGGCTGGTGATGCCCGACTGGCACCGGGTCCTGGTGGCCCGGATCAAGTACCCGGTGGTGGAGCCCAACGGCGAGGGGTTCCGGTATCCCTGGTGCGAGTTCGAGTTCTACCGGGACCGGCTGGTCCGGTCGGCCTACAAATGGACGGAGAGCGCCGCCGCCGCCGGGGAGTTCTACCTGGAGGCGGCTGCCGGCGGGGATCCAGGCATAGCCGAACCCGATTTTATAACGGTGGACAACGTGAAGTGGCCCGAAGGGACCGCCGGCAGCCTGAGCGCCGGGTCCTGGGACTACGGGGACAACGACAGCCTGGGATACAACACGGTCTATATCAAAATGGCCGAATCCGAGGGCGGCGGATCCGCGGACCCGGACGATTACACGCACGACATCCGGGTGATAATGGTCCCGACCTGCTTTGCGTACCACGAAGGGGCTTTTTTTATGGGAGGGTCCGACGGGTTCGTTTATAAGCTGGACGGCGACGAGTACAAGGACTTGGGCACGCACCAGATCATCCCGAGGATGCGGACGGCTTATATTTACCTGCCGTTCAAGCACAACGAATTTGAATACTATCAGATCTTCGGCAGCTCGTACACGGGCGCGGAGATCACGATTGCAATCTACCGCAACGGCCGCACCGTGACACCGTTTCACACGTTTGTCCATGAGCTGCTGATCTCCGACTCGATCACGGTGGGGGACGCCCTGATGGACCTGGGGGACGCGGATTTTTCGCTGGGTGGCGATCAGCTGGCGACCATGTGGAAGGAAAAGCACTTTAACGCCCGGAGCGTCCAGTTCGGGGTCCAGGACGTGGCGCTGGCGGGTTATCCGCTGCACATCGACGGCATGATCTGGCTGCGGCGGCATTTGAGCGCGTAAGGAGGCAAAATGAGCAGGAAGATGAAAAAGCGGTTGCTATGGCTGGCCGTGCCTATCGTGCTGGCCTGTGCCGGCCTGATCTACGCCGGTGCCGGGATCGAAACGTACAGCGACGACACGACCGTCAAGGACGCGATCCAGACGCTTTTGGTGGACGACCTGACCGAGTTGTTCACGGCGGTGGACGCCATCGAAGCCGGGTCCGGCGTGCTGGTCAGCAGCAACGACAGCACCGTTGGCTATATCAACGGCAAGCTGGTGGCCGGCGAAGGGATCGACCTGACGGAGGGGTCCGACGGCGGCAACGAAACCCTGACGATCAGCGGGGAAGACGCCTCCACGTCCAACAAGGGGATCCTGGAAACGGCGACCGACGCGGAGACGCAAGCCCTGACGGCCACCGACAAGGCGGTGACGCCGGGGAACCTGGGGGCGCTGGACGCGTCAACCTCCCAGAAGGGCATCATAGAGACCGCCACGGACGCGGAAACCATCGCCATGTCCGCCACGGACAAGGCGGTGACGCCGGGAAACCTGTCCGCCGCGTTTGGCGCTATGTTCCAGTATTCCCGGCCTCAGTTTGCCTATGTGGACACGGACACCATCACGATCGGCCCAGGCGGGTGCTATCTCTATGGTAAGGGCTGGTGCTACTGGACATCCAACATCACGTTCGATTTGGGTTCCGGCGGATCCAATGCCAACTCCGATGACCTGACCGCAAGCGAGTGGCACTATATCGCCATTGACTATTCTACTGTAAGTGCAGCGGGCACGCTAACAGCATCCAACTTTATCAACCGCCGCGCAGCAAATGTGACTCCGGATTACTCCGGCACCAAGGGAGGTGTCTACCAGGACACGGATGACAGGACGATCTTTGGGGTGCTGACCAATGGCAGTTCGCAGCTGTTGGAGTTTTTCCACGACGGCGGGGAGCAAGTCAACCCTGCCGATCATATACAAGAACATAGTGGTGAATGGCCGGACTCCTGGACGGATTTAACCGTTTCAGCCCCTGCGTTTTGTACAAAAGTATTGCTAAACGCCTACGGGGGAGGCTCCGGTGGTTCTTCATATCTCTATTTCAGAGTGAATGGGCAAACAGGCACAACTGGGATTCAAGTAATACGGACAGGCTCAACGATGGAAAATACGGTGCCGGTCTTTACAGATTCTTCACAGATTGTTGAATATAAAGAGGCCGCAGATAGTTCTGCCACCGGCTCTATTTATATGAATGGCTGGTTTTTTCCCGCCGGAATGTAAGGAGAAAAAGCAAATGAAAGCAAAGCGATTTTTATTCACGATTTTGACAATTTTTCTCGTGGCCGGGTTTTTGTTCCCGGCCCACGCGGGCGCGGAATCCGCGCTGAAAAAGTACGTCATTTATTCCAAGGCGGACCCGTTTCCGGGGT